GGGCCCCCTCATGTAGCTTTCGCTACCCCCACCTTAAAAAGGTGAGGCCTTTCGGAGCTTGATGTTGACGGCTACCGGGCGTCCTCCACGAAGGAGATGCTTTGCGTCAGCGAACGGCTCTTCGCTTTGCTTGAGCAAGCATTTGAGCAGAGCAGCGTGGTCGTTGATCTCAGAATCTGGGATCACTTCGTCCACGACATACCCCCTAACCAGGGGGGCGTGCAATTTCGGACACATGGAGTGTGTTTCATACCCCAGAACCGAAACCCTACCCAGCACCTGAGACGTCTCGGCCACAGTAGGATAAAGCCCTTTCAGGACCTTATCTAACCTGCGGTCGAGCCATTTCGTTGTCTCCCATAGGCCCAGTTGATAAAACTGGTTCCTCAAGGAAACTGTCGAAATGATCTCAGCCTCGTGGGTCAGTGCGGTGGGGAGTGCTCTCCGAACACGAACAACAGAAACGTCGTGCCCTCGGAAGTACTCCTTGCCACAAGACTCTCTGAACTCACCAGTCCAGAAAGACTTGCCGCGGTTCACTCGAAACCCAAAAGCTTCGAGCAATTGCGACACTGATACTGCATACGCCTTCGGGACGATGATATCGTCACCGTAGACGCGCACCTGTCCACGGAACTCTTCACAGAGTTCCCTGTCCACCGGTTTGTTGAGCACCTTCGCGACCCCCATCATCACAATGGTAGAAAATACCATTGCTTCAATGGGGAACGTCAGTGCTGAACCCATTGACGCGAATTTGGCCAGACGGATTACTCCGTGACCATCAACGTCAGCCTTCCGTGATCTGCAGGCGTCTACCCCTTCCGCAAGGTTAGGGAAACGCTCAAACATCACACGTACTAGCTGGTTCGAGACCCTATCGGACGCCTCACTAAGATCTAGTGTGGCGAGAGCTCCGGTTAAGGAACCCTCCCGAGCCATCAGCTGGTTAGGCTTCTGGTCCGAGAACCCGACATACCCGTATCCACTGTTGTGGACGGGCACGCCCTTCGTAGTCTGAATTACTTCAGACTCGAGGTAAGTAACGAATCTATCCATCAGCCCCTGCTGCACATATTGCATGCAGACAGGCTCAATGGCTATGATTCGCGGGGTCTTGAGCGTCTTAGGCACTGCCACAACCCTAACGGGTCGCTCAGCACCAGGTTCGAGGAAATTCACACGGGAGAGGACGTCAAAATGGTACCTAGGATTGGACGCGAGGAATTCCCCGAAAGGGAACACTCGGTCGAGCCTGTTGGTCCACTCGGTCTGCTCGAATTTCAGGTTACCCTTGATTCGATCAGCGGTCGCTCCCGGCCCATGCTTTGGGATGATCCGGCCATAGTAGACATCTTCGTCTACTTGCTGCATCACCCCAGCATACAAAACCGACGACGCATCACGAAACTCATCCAACAAATGGATGGGCATCTGTGCGTCAGAAGTGCGAATTTCCTGCTCACACTCGACGAATCTGTCCATGGCAGCCTTATACCGCGCATCACTGCACGGGATGAGGACCTTACCGCACATCAGCGTGAGCTGGCGTACGGCAAGTACCGCTTCCGGATCAGGCTCATCGAGCAATCGGCCGGTTCTACGATCAAACACACGTGTCACGAATCCCGAAAGAAATCTTGGGACTAGTGGACCGCTCTCTTTACTGGGAAACTTCACCCAGCCTCGAAAGAGGTCCGTGGAGATCCCACCTTGGTCGAGACTTTTTTCGAAGTCTTTTCCAAAAGCGGGAAGGGATATCGTAAGAAACGATTCCCCCTCATGTGTTGACCGCCTCTGGACGGTCTCCCAATCCAGAGTGGTGTTGATTGCGCAGTCACATCTGGTCCCTAGTTCAACAAGGACCACGTGCCAGAGCTGCAGCAGTTCTTCCTTCATGCCTACTCTCCTAACAGAGGGCTAGTGCGTGACAGGAGACTGTACAATATCCCCAACACCTCAGTCACCGCGGGACCCCTAACGAGGCCCCGCGGTTTGATGCCGTAAGGCCACTGGTGAGCTTGTCAGCTCTCCCCACCAATAATCTTGGTGAGGGTGCCAGCGGTTGCGAGCTTGTCGAGAAGAGCCTTCGTGTTCGTCTCCACCTCAGTGTTGGTAAAACCAACAGTGGGGTGGTCGATCACGATATAGGCACTCATCGTGTACTCGCGAGAGACGCCGTCCAGAAGAGGATCGGCGGCAATCTTACGGAAGTCCAGTCGTGCGTTACGACGGTTTCGCTTGCCATTGGCATGCGAGACCGTCATCTTCGTGTTCCCGTCTGCAGTCGAGTAGACTGCAGACGAGGCACCGACGCCGACCCTGGGAAGGGTCTGCGCAACCGAGTTGACTGTGACAGACTGAGGATCAGTGAACATGGTAGAGCTCCAGACTGAACATGATGTTCAATTGTTTGGTTGGTTGTGTCGTCGCCTCATTAGCGACTGCCGGCCCTGGATATGCCAAGAGCGGCTATGATGGCCTTTTGACGCAAAGTAAATGCGTCAGGGTTAAGGCCGAACCCGTAAGGGGTCGCTTTCAGGCGCTGCTTGGAAGTACAGCCCCATCGAGTGGTGATAGTACTGGGGGTCGATATTCCATCGACCATCAGCCTACCACTCCACGTGTTGACGGTTTCGACATGTGTTCGACACATGACATAGCCAAAACGTAGTACCAGGTTGTCCTGGGAGAACGCATGCAAATTTTGGACTAACGAACCAAAATTTGACACCCAGTCAACAGCCCAACTCCACGGCGTGAGCTGATACACGTCTGTGATATCTGGAATGATACCATAGACTTTCTCAAGCTCTAGCATCTTCTGATGCCAGCCCTCCTGCTTCGGGAAGAAGTAGGTATAGCCACCCGC